TGTTTATTTATTGTAAATAAATTATAATTATGATGTTGAAAAATGATATAAACATATAATTATATATGTATTCATAAACTGAATATATAATGGCAACGAAAAAAGCGACTCCTGTACCTCCTCAAGCTCAAGCTCCTCAACCTACTACCGATTCAAAAGCTCCTAAAAAGCTACCGGTAGCTGCTAAATTGCCTGCAACTAAAACTGCGGCTGCGACTGCTGCGACTGCTGCGACTGCTGCGACTGCTGCGGCTGCGGCTGTTACCCCCGTGTCTCTTACTCCTGCAAAGACCGAGGATTCTGTTGTCCCAGGTGATGCTTCGGGTGCCGAAGTTGCCCCCGTAAAGGATAATGCCGTTTCAGTAATTATCGAGAAGGTAAATAATCTGTTTGCAAGCTTTAAGGAAGTTCAAAATCTCCTTAAGGTGCTAAGCAAGGATTATGAGAAACAGCAAAAAATCATAGAGAAGGCTCAGAAGAAGCGCCAGAATGCTAAAAACTCGCCTTCCGGTTTTGCCAAACCCAACAAAATCTCCGATGAGCTTTGCGATTTCATCGGTGTTCCCCATGGAACTGAGAAATCTCGCACTGATATTACCCGCTTCATCAACTCTTATGTAAAGGAGCACAATCTAAACAAGCCCGAGAACAAGCGCTTTATTCTACCCGATGACAAGCTTAAGAAAATCCTAAATGTAGGCGATAAGGAGGACATCAACTATTTCATCCTACAAAAGCTTATCTCCCATCATTTCCCTCCTTCAGCAAGCAAACTCGCAGCGTCCGTCTAAAGCCTAAGGAAACAATATTATTCTACATTATTTTTTTTACGATATTTATAATATTTATGTAAAAATTGATATAAATGTTTAGCATTATATAATAACAACCCCTACATTAACACAATGGAAATCCCTATTCAAGTCGCTGATATTGCAGTACTCTATGATAATGAAGACAGTGAAGACCGCGAGGACTGTGAGGACCGCGAGGACTGCGAGGACTGCGATGATTATGACAATTATGGTAATCGCTATGATAGCAACCCTATTAGTAAAACGGCTAATGGAGGAAATGCTTTTAAAAGTACGGGAAGTGCTATCGTAGATTATTTTATGCTATTTATGAGAGATTTGAGTATCAGCGATAGCTATGATCATCTTGAAAAATGCTGGAAGGAAGATCCAAAAAAAACTGTTGCGATTATCTTCAATGGCCGCGATAGACTGAACGGAAAAAAGGAGAAAAATGTAGCTAACGAGGCTATGCTTTGGCTGCGCAAAAATAAGTTTGAAACCTATATGTGCAATATCAAGCTATATGTTGAGAAATATGGTCGTTGGAAGGATCTGCAATTTATCAGCTATAATTTGAAAAACATTGACCATAAGATTGAAATGAATATTATTGCTCAGAAATTGATTGAAGATAAGATTAACTTGGATAATAATAAACCGGTATCTCTGTGTGCTAAGTGGGCGCCTAGTGAGAATGATAGGAATGATAGACAGAGACAGTTCGCCAAGAAAGTTGCTTCAGTTATCTATGGGTGCAAAGATACATATAAGATGTCAAAGTATAGGAAGCAATATCTTGTTCCTTTGAGAAAGCAGATAGATATCGTGGAATCTAAGATGTGTGATAATAAATGGGGTGCGATTAAGTACGAAAATATCCCAGGCGTTGCCTCTAATAAATTGAAAAATGCGTTTATTAAACACGATGAAGAAAGGTATAAAAAATATTTGGGAGATGTTGCCGCAAGTGTTAAGAAAATCAATGTTACGGGTATTCTTCCTCACGAATTGGCTGGAGTGTATATTAAGGATTTGGAAAAGTTCAACAAAGGCGAAGTGTGTCAGACTACTGAGATGCAATGGAAAGCAATTGTAGAGAATGTTAGAAAATCGGGAAATTTTGATAACGCGATTTCTATCGTTGATGTATCAGGCTCTATGTTTAATGCGAAAAATGGAAGTATTCCGGCACAAGTAGCAGTCGCCCTTGGTATTATCACGGCTCTGTGCTGTAAGGGAGATTTTGCTAACAAGATTATTACATTTAGCGAAAATCCTCAGCTTGTAGATTTGATTACCGCGAATACAGCCGAAAAGCCAAAAATTGAAAATGGTGACGCGAGCGGAGCAGGCGGCACAGGCGTAGCAGGCTCTTCGAGTGTATCTAATAATATTCCTTCGCTTCACGAGTGCATTAAGAATATTATGGGAGTTGATTATGGATTTAGTACAGATTTTCTAAGATGTAACGAGGAGATTATTAACTACGCCATTAAATACAAGGTTCCTCAAGATAAAATGCCCAAAAAGCTATTTGTATTTACTGATATGCAGTTTAATAATACTATTACAGGCAATTTTGAAAGAGATTATAGAAACAATAGAGATAATACAAATGCTCTTGATACTGTATATAAAAGCATTGTTAAACTCTATGAAGCTAATAATTACAAGGCTCCCAAGTTTATATTCTGGAATCTCAATTCAGATAGCAACGAGGTTTTCCCGGTTAATTGCGATACTGAAGGGACAGCTATTGTATCAGGATTCTCTGAGCAACTCCTCAAAATCTTTATGAATTACGACGAATTCAAACCAGAGTTTATCGTCAACGAGATTCTCGCGCCATATCTTGAAGATATCATTATTAATGACGATTAATGACGACGATGACGAAGAAGATTATATTAGATAGGTTTTATGATATATATTATTTATTTTTTTCATTTTATTGTATTATTATAAAAATTGATGTAATGGATGATGGTGTAGTCATATTAAATAATATGAGTCGCGCGAAAGACTTTACAGACAAGGATTATTTTGTGAATATTGTGAGGTTTTTAGACGGGTATAGAGATCTCAAGAAGCTGAGCGAGATTAACAAATTTTCAAATGCCTTAGTTAAAAGAGCTACAAATCTCAGGCATATTGTGTATGATAAGAGAAATAAATATAATTGCGAAATGTTGAAAAACTATATAATAAAAAAATATAGATTTGAAAGTGTTATCAGAAATAGACTCGGGAATCTCGGAAACATTGATAATAACACAAATATCGCGAAATATAAGGGGCGAATGAATGCAGATTGCTTGCCTTATTTGGAGGATATGATAACATACTATTTTAATGAAAAAAACAAAATAAATTCTGGATTTAACATTGAAAGGAATGCATTATATGTATCAAAATGTTTATATAATATCATATTATCTTTTAATAATAATTATAAATTGAAAAATAAAAATATTGAACGATGGCTTCGGATATTATATTTAATTTGAATAAGCAAGGCCGCCCATACCGGATAATATTCTGAGAACATTGTAATTGACCGCGAAGACATGGATAGTGCCGGCAATTCTGGAGGATAGAGATAGGACGGCAGTGTCAATACGGGACATATTGAGGGTGCCACTCGGCTGGTGTTCTTCGGGTTTTAGGGCGAATGAATAAACATTGATGCCCTTGTGGTACATATCAGGAGTATTTTCGTGGTGTTGGTAGGGTTGGACTAACGAGAAATATTCGCCTTGTCTGGTGGCGAAGCGATCATTGCCGTTAAGCATTATTTTTGCCTGCATTACAGGGTTTTTAGATATGACATAGTTATTGTTAGTGTTGCTTCCAATAGCAGTATCAGGATCTGCGGTTGAAAAGTTATTCCAATATACATCGTTAGAAGCGGAACTTCTGATAGCCCATACAAGTTCTTTGCAGGGATGATTGAAGTTCATGCGTAAGCTCTTCATAGAATCGGGATTTGAGCCGGAAGTAGTTATAGTGTCGGTGCCGGTGAATTGCAGCTGTTCTATTAAATATTCGTGGGATAATTGAGCGAATCTTCGGCGTTCATCGGTATCTAAGAAGATGTAATCAACCCATAAAGTAGGCTCATCGAGGGTCAGATCAGTATTAGAATAGTTATTGTTTGTTTCGCCTCCGAGTTTATCATTTTCGGCGCAATAATTTTTGGAGCTTACATCGCAAAGATTGGTGACAGATTCGTATTCTATGTTAATTTTGACTTCGTGATATTGAAGGGCGATTAGAGGGAGAGCTAAGCCTACATTGCGGCAGAACCAGAACTCTAAGGGGACATATAATTCGTACGATAATCCCGGAGATAATAGAGTACAGCAGTTCTCCTTGTTGGCGCCAATCATTTTATAGTAGCCTTCGCGCTTGCCGTAAGGTAGCGAAAGTTCATTCCAGATGTAAAGCCATTCCGAATAATGTTTATCTATGCGTTGTCCGCCAATTTCTAATTCTACGGTTTTCAATAACTTTTGGCCAACATTGGGAACTAACGCTATTTTTTTGGTACCGTGAGTATTTTTTAATTTTCCGTAGAAATACACTCTGTGTATTAAATCACCGTTGCGAGTAATTTGATAGGTGGCGCGAGAGCCGAGCGAATTACTTCCCGAAGCGGTTTGTTGGATAGCTTCAATAGCAAAGTTAGTATGACGACGATAAACTACTTTGAAAAAGGTAATTTGAGGATTACCGGTTAAATAAACATCCTGTGCACCATAAGCTACTAATTGAAGAAGACCACCACCCATTTACGCTATATTCTTTATACTATTAGAGGAGAAAAAAAAAAGAAACATTATAGCAATTTAACAACATATATAAATAAACATATAATATAATTTAATTGGAATAAGCAAGGCCGCCCATACCAGATAATATACGGAGAACATTATAATTCACGGCATAGACATGAAGATTCTTTGAAATGTTAGCATTAGCGTAGCTACCAAGTTGGTTAATATCTAAATTGAGAACGGCGGTATCAATACGAGACATATTGAGAGTGCCGCTTGGTTGGTGCTCCTCGGGTTTTAGGGCGAACGAATAAACATTGATACCGGGGTTGGAGGGAATATTTTCGTGATGCTGATAAGGCTGTATTAAATTGAAATAAGAACCCGCTCTTGCAGAAAAGCGATCATTGCCGTTTAATACGAGTTTGGCGGATTTTATGGGATTGGTTGAAGTAATTGCGCTGGTAGGAACATATAATTCCGAAGTAGCTGAATTATCATATTTAGTATTAGCAGTGGTTGAATAATTGATCCAGTTATTATTCATTACATCCTTTGCAGTAGCGGTTGCGGTGTGATCGGAAGAACAGAACCATACTAACTCTTTGCAAGGGTGATTGAAAGATAATTTCGGTTTAATAGAGGAAGCAGATGATACACTTTCGGTACCAGTGAATTGTAGCTGCTCTATTAAATATTCGTGGGATAATTGAGCAAATCTTCTGCGTTCATCGGTATCTAAGAAGATGTAATCAACCCATAATGAAACCGAGGGAAGGGAGAGAATCTCAGCGGTAGAACCTTTGCAATTCTCTTTAGTTTCAAATAAGATGTTTATTTTAACTTCGTGATATTGTAGAGCGATTAAAGGAAGGGCTAAGCCAACATTGCGGCAGAACCAGAACTCTAAGGGAATATAGAGGTTCGCTCCGGTATCAGCATCAGTTCCTAATGTCGCAAGCTTATCATTAGCGCCTACCATCTTTTTATAGGCTTCTTTCTTTGATGCGGGAAGCGAGAGTTCATTCCATACATACATCCAGTGAGAATAATGCTTGTCTATCTTTTGACCACCTATTTCAATTTCTACATAGTTTATTAAACGGAGGCCGAAATAAGGGCATACTTCTTCACCCGAATAATAATTAACAACAGATAAATACATGCGATGTATTAAATCGCCGTTACGAGATATTTGGCAGGTTACGCGATTACCAAAATTGGGAGTTCCGTTAAAAGTTTGTTGGATAGCTTCAATAGCAAAGTTAGTATGACGACGATAAACTACTTTGAAAAAGGTAATTTGCGGATTACCGGTTAAATAAACATCCTGTGCACCATAAGCTACTAATTGAAGAAGACCACCACCCATTTACGCTATATTCTTTATACTATTAGAGGAGAAAAAAAAAAGGAAATTATATAACACGACTCTTTTATATTTTTTATAATAGCTGATATATTTATTATATTTAATATATTTATTATATTTTTAATTGGAATAAGCAAGGCCGCCCATACCAGATAATATACGAAGGACGTTGTAATTGACCGCGTATATATTGATGCCTTGATACGCCACGCCCGAAACAGCAGGATTAGCATTAACCATCAAAGTTGCAGTGTCAATACGAGACATATTGAGAGTGCCGCTCGGTTGGTGATCTTCGGGTTTTAGGGCGAATGAATACACATTGATAGAATTGTGTACGGGAACATTGGTGTGATGCTGGAAGGGCTGAACATAATTGAAATAGTCGCCTTCTCTAACCGCAAAACGATCATTGCCGTTTAATTGAAGGATGGCATTCGCGAAAGGATTGACATTTTGCGAAGGCTTGATATCGGATATAACAAGGAAATTGGATGTAAGCTGTCCTCCCGCAATTGCATCACCGCCATCAGCTACACTGTATGATGTCATACCGTCGGCGCCATCCTTATTGGTGTAATCATACCATCTGGTTATATTGGTGGTAGGGGTTGTTTTTGCGACCCACACGAGTTCTTTGCAAGGGTGATTGAAATTTAGCTTGATTCGGTTGGTACCGGTAACGAGGGGTTCGGTACCAGTGAATTGTAGCTGCTCTATTAAATATTCATGGGATAATTGAGCGAATCTTCGGCGTTCATCGGTATCTAAGAAGATGTAATCAGCCCATAAAGAGATATTTTTAATAGCTTCAAAATCGTCTAATGAACCGGCAGCGGTCAAGGTACCCGTGCCCTTAGCTATGCAGTTGGCCTTAGTTTCAAAATCTATTTTTACTTTGACTTCGTGATATTGAAGAGCGATTAAAGGAAGCGCGAGACCTACATTGCGGCAAAACCAGAACTCGAAGGGGATATATAGGGTTGTGTCGGCGGTACCAGGAACGCCATTTAATATATCTTTGTCGGCACCAACCATAGTATCATAGGCATAGCGTTTGCCCATAGGAAGAGATAATTCGTTCCAGATGTAAAGCCAATCAGAATAGTGCTTATCTATTTGTTGGCCACCAATTTCAATAACAACGGATTTTATTAAGCGTAACCCGAGATAATTTTGGTATGTGCTGGTAGTTGCGGTAGTGAGACTTTTCTTTTTAGGGACATCAACTTGTAAATACATACGATTTATTAAATCACCATTGCGCGATATTTGGCAGGTTACAGTATTACCGTAGCCGGCATTACCGTTGAAAGTTTGCTGGATAGCTTCAATAGCAAAGTTAGTATGACGACGATAAACTACTTTGAAAAAGGTAATTTGCGGATTACCAGTTAAATAAACATCCTGTGCACCATAAGCTACTAATTGAAGAAGACCACCACCCATTTACGCTATATTCTTTATACTATTAGAGGAGAAAAAAATATAGATTATATGACACAAAAATAATTTTTATTATATAAACCTTAATATTTATAATTCAAATATAATGATGTTTAAAGAGAAGTCATCTAAAAAAAAAATAACAACAGATATAAATGAAACTGTTACTTTGGACGCAATGCATAATAACATGATTAAGGATTTTGAGAAGAGCGATAAGGAAAAGATATACTATCTTGAAAAACTTAGTTATTGCGAAGAAAAGAAAATGGAGATATTAAAAAGTATAAATAATACGGCCGATAAAGAACTTAATAGCCGGCTTTGGTTTAGTAATATAGAGTTGAACGAACAGATAATAGATATTAAAAGTAAATTGAATGAACTCAATAATTTAGATGAAATAGAGTATTACAAGAATACGAGCGATATACTATTTCAATATTACGATACCGTTAATAAGCAATCAGATATTAATCAGAATATCAACTTTATTAAGGAGTCCTGCAATAAACCGAAGATATACAAGAAGGAATCCAAAAAAAAGCGAAATATGAGCATAAATACTAATACGATCAATGTATTAGAGGCTCTTAATAACATAGATAATAAGAAGGTAATAACAGATAATAAAGGCGCGGATAGCGATAAAACAGAGGCCAATAAAACTAAGGGGGAAATTAATGATAATGATAGTAGCAAGATATATGACAAGAGTACCTTGGTTGATAAATATATGGCTATAATAAACAATAGATATGTCAGAACAGTTGAGGACGAAAACATAGAGATATGCAAGGTTTGCAAAAATAGCATGACTTGTCTCCAGCACGATGCTATAATTGTATGTAGTATTTGCGGATATCAGGAGCTTCTCTTGGTAGAGCAAAATAGACCGATATTAAAACAGAATACGAAGGATACATCGCATTTTTGTTATAAGAGGATTAATCATTTTAGGGAGTGGTGCAATCAGGTTCAGGGCAAGGAGAGTACGGATATACCCGACGAAATATTTGAAAAGATTTTGACGGAAATTAAGAAAGAGAAGATAACTGACTTGAAAAAAATAACCTATTTAAAAATGAGGGATATTCTTAAAAGATTGAGAATAAACAAGTATTACGAGCATATCAATTATATTATAAATAGAATCAACGGAATACCTACGCCGCAATTCAGTCCCGAATTGGAGGATAAGCTATGTAATATGTTTAGAAGCATCCAAGCGCCTTTCTTGAAACATTGTCCGAAAGATAGAAAGAATTTTTTGTCATATAGCTATGTTCTCTATAAGTTCTTTCAGATACTCGGGCTCAACGAATACCTCAAATATTTTCCATTATTGAAAAGCAGAGAAAAGCTCTATGTTCAGGATCAGATATGGAAAAAGATATGTGTCGATTTAAACTATGAAATCATACCATCGTTATAATCCGCATACCACAACTGCTAAGAAACATTTAAAATATCGCAAATATTCCAGCAGACCAGCAGACCAGCAGACCAGCATACCACGATAGTCCTACGATAGTCTAGTGATTATTATAATAAATATAGAGATATTATCATAGCAGTCCTTGAGAAGCTGGAATATTATTATTTTTTTCATTTTCAAATTTTATAGAAATCTGGTTGCTTTAGCTTTCTCTTTTTAGATATTACAGAAGTCGTTTGAATAGCCTACCGAAAGATCATTGAGACATTTTATATTTATTTGATATTTTTCATATGTGTAAAAAATGATTGAGTGCTATCTAATAATCTCAGTAATATTAGTAATAACTATGAACTATTTGACGAGATATATTATATCATACGAGGATAGCTTTATAGTTTTACAGTCTATGATCTTATCTGTTATATTGTTGAGAGCATTTGGTGAGATATTGTTTTATGTTCCTAATGATATTTATTATGATATGAATTGTATTGCATTGCATTTGCATAAATAATAAAAATAATTATAGGGAAATAATTATAGGGAAGAAGTCGGGGAGGTTGCCCCAAGGGAGCCTATCATAATAACATAAAGGCGTTGGATTTTTGCAATCCTATATTGCTCGCGGTTTGAGTGGCTATAGTAAATCGGTTTGATAATAGTTCTAATATGTATATTGTCAGAGCTATTAGTATCGTAAGAGTAAATAGTTTAGCAACATTAAACTTATTGTCCTGTATTAGCAATGCTACAAACGCTATTATTAGAGCCTGAATAATTATTTTTAGAACTTTGTATAATAGTATGTTGAAATCATCGTATTTTTTTATTGACATTTATTATTATGAAACATTTTATTTGTAATTATGAAAATATATATAAGATTATAAATATATATTTATAATATAAGATAGAAACAGTAGTATAAAATGACGGCAGTAGAAAACAGCGCGATGGTATCAACAAAAGAGGTAGATTATTTGGATGAGGATAAGCCTATCCGTGGCCAAAACTTTGTGCTATTGTCTTTTTTGAGCCCTGAAGATGTTATTGTCAATAAAGAAGCGTACATTTTTACCAAGTTTATTGAGAAGTTTTCCGAAGATATGAAGAAGCTTCTTGAAGGCATCAAGGAAAAGAATCCCGAGCAAAAGGATATGGTTGACACGATTGCCGACAATCACTCATATATCTTTGAGCCTAAGGAAATGAACGAACAGCTCGCGTTTTATAAATCGGTTAATAACGACACGCTCGAAGCTGCTTATCATAAAGATAATAACTTTATTACTTCTATGCGCGGCATCAAAGTTCGCGGTACCTTTGATACTATTGAAGAGGCAAAAGTCCGCAGTGAGTTTTTGAAGAAGATAGATAACAAGTTTAATATCTATATCGCACAAGTAGGCTGCTGGTGCCCTTGGTCTCCTAACCCGGAGTCTCTTGATAATCAAGAATACTCCGAGACGCAGCTCAACACTCTGATGAAAGAGTATAAGAAGAATATGGACAGTCGCGATATTGTCTTTGAAAACAGGAAGCAAACGCTTGCTTCAAATGCAGCTCCTGTAGAGTCCGCTGGCGCTGCTGGCGCTGCTGGTGCGGCTGGAGCTGCCGGCGATAATGTAGAGGCGAGCAATGAAAACGAATATGGAAGTATCGTCAGATTGGATGAGGTTAAAGAGGAGATTGAAAAGACTGATGTTTGGACTGAAAGAAATGTTGAAAAATAATCTATATTATATTATTAAGAATGAAAGCGATTGCTATATTTTTACTTTTTATAGGAGCTATACTAATAGTTCAAGGCTATTATGATAAAAAACTTACTTGTGGTAAGGAAAAAATAATAGTCAAATATATACCGAGAAGTACCTATGAAGAACAAATGAAACCTGAAGAAAGCCTCCAAACATTTTACAGGGGAATGTTTGAAGATATTATATTGCCTTAATTATTTTTATCCTCAATATTATTAAATGGATATATTAAGAAATATTGAAAAAAAAATATTAAATATCGCCAATAATAATACTAATAACGCGAGCGAAATAAATAATTTGAAAAAGGATATTAAACTATACTTAGATATTTTTGATAAACGCGAAGAATTAAAAAGAGAGAAGAAGAGCATATATGAACAGCTCTATGATAACAAAAGGAAGGCTTATCGTATCAGCTATGAAAACTACCTATCTGATAAAAAGGAATTAATGAAAGACATTGTGAAAGAAAAGACTAAGGGGGCAATTCGCAAATACTTAGAATGTAAATACGAAGATGAAGAGGCTGCCGTCAATATCCCTGATATTTACACATACGAAAATATAAGACTATCAAACAATCGCGAAGATTTTGACATACCATATGCTCCACAGGATCCACAGGCTAAGCAGGCTAAGCCCATCGCCCCTATAAATAACAAAAAAGACCATATGATACCGGTCAAGCCGGTCAAGCCTATAAAAACGGCCAAGCCATCTAAGCAAGCTAAGCCAGATAAGCCTGTTAAGCCTACCAAGCCTGTCGTAGCAAAACCGGATGAAAAGGAATGTCCCGAAGGCAAAGAATTAAATCCTGTAACAAAGAGATGTGTCAATGTATGTAAGGATGGGCAAGTAAGAAACCCCGAAACCGGAAAATGCGTAGCTTCAGCCAAAAAAACTAAAGCGGAACCTAAAGCGGAACCTAATAAGGAACCTAAGGCTGAACCTAAAGCGGAACCTAATAAGGAACCTAAGGCTGAACCTAAGAAGGAACCTAAGGCTGAACCTAAGAAGGAACCTAAGGCTGAACCTAAGAAGGGGCTTAAGGCGGCTAAAGAGAAGGAATGTCCGGATGGTAAAGAAATAAATCCTGTAACAAAGAGATGTGTCAATGTGTGCAAGGACGGCCAAGTAAGAAAT